GATTGCCCTTTGGCCGTCACTTGGGATCAGTAAGCCGCGGATTTTTACGAGGCCTAGACGGATGTCTAGTGCGACAACTCGGGACATCCCTTTCTCTTCGTCCCGGTCGCACTCATCCGAAGACGGCCACGGGAAAATCTTTGAGCGGCGTCTGATAGTGGCGGACATTGGGATGCTCTCATCGTCGATGAATCGGGGCGCTACCGATTCTCGCTCGGAGAGCGAAACCATCAGGGATGGAAGCCCGAAGGGGCAAGACACGACAGCTACACCGTCGGGGCTTGATTCACGACAGCCCGACCCCCCAGCCATACCGGGGGGTGATGGCATAGTCTGTGTGATAGTGGATGGGCGAGTGAAAGTGTGTGGTGGTTGAGGTAGTGGGGGGTGTTTTATTGGTGGATGGGTGAGGGGCTTGGAATGCTGTTGAGATGCGTGGGAATGGGGGTATGTGCCGAGACGGGGTGTTCTTTAATATGTGATTATCGTTGTTTTGGTGTGTTTGGTTCAGTTGTTGTGGGGTTGGGTGGTTATGTCCTTGGTATCCTCCGAGTGTTGAGGCCTCTCTCGCCTTGACCGAGCCTCGCTGTGCTGGTCGCCCCGTACCCCCCTGTGGTTGGGGCCGTCGTGTCTGGACACGGGGTCGGAAGCCCCTCTGACGGGCGATCGGACCGGTGTTAGCGGCGAGTAGGTTCGTACTGTATCATGGCGACGTGTCTCGTACTGTGCCTAATCCAAAAAGATCTGCTTCTTTTTATAGAAAAAACGCTAAGGCACGAGCTAAGAAGGCTGCTTATGATAAGGCCTTTAATGCTCGGCCTTCGCAGAAGAAGGATCGTGCGGAGCATGGGCGTGCTAGGTATAAGGCTAAGAAAGAAGGAACGGTGAAATCTAGTCAGGATATGGTGAGGGGGAAGGGGGGCAAGTTACGTGCGGGTAATAGGTCTAAGAATCGGGCAGCTAGATGACTATTGAGGATATAGCGGAGCGTTCCGATGTGTGGCGTGACTCTATAGAACATATTCTTAAAAATGTTAAGGCTATTGCTGGGGCTGTTATTGCAGCCATTATTGGTGTTTGGGCGTTTTGGCCTAGTAGTGAGCCGGAACCAACTGCTCCTATTACGGATGAAGCTTGTGTGGCTTTGTTGGCATCGTTGAACGATGAGAGTGTGCGAAACTGGTCTGAAGAACAATGGGGCGTCTTTGAGGCGTCGCAACGAGCGTTGGAATGTGATTAATGGCTGAAGATATCGAAAACGATTTTAAGCAAATTAAGGTCAGCCGTTTAACTCTCGGCCTAATCATGTCTGTAGCAGTCACTTCTGGCGTTATTGTGTGGAATGCGGCCCAAGTAGCAGGCCGAATAGGTGAACTCGAACAAACAGTCAACCGTGTAGAACAAGACATGGGTGAACTACAAATCGAAACCGACCCCACCATCCTTATCAGACTTGACTCTTTAGAGAAAAAAATCGATGAGCTTGCTGATATAGAGGGTTTTGACGAAATAGATGAGCGTATAGAAACCCTTGAAGAATGGATTGATGAACTTGACCGTGACAGCGGCGAGGAATTTAGGTGGGAAATAGACGACCTGCACCACAGGTCTTATGCGTTAGAAGAAGCAATCCGTTCTCGTCCTTGGGGAGATGACTTTTTAAGAGATTTCTTTGGGTGGTAAACAATGGTTGTATATGGGTGCTCCTGTGAAGAAGAAGAGTGCATCTGCCACTTCTACCACTATGACTGTGCGTGCGACGATTGTCCCGACTGTGCCGAAGATTGTTTTTGTTTTGATTATGCAGAACCTGTGGATGTGGAGCCGCTAACACTTATGGAAGTTTTTGAACAACACCCTGAACTCATGGGAGAACGTGCAGACGTAGACCCTTTCGACGACGACGAAGTAATCGAATGCGATTTAGAAAATCCAGAGATTTGTGATTCTTGCCAATAGGGGGACTACATGCCATCAGGCAAAGCGACACCAATAGATAAATGGGCGGAGTATTTGGCCCTGCGACGCCAAGGCCACAGCCTTTATGGCGCAGCCAAAGACACCGGAATCTCTTACCACGCTTGCCGAGACGCAGAAAACGGCAAAGCCCCGAGAAACTACATCGCCGCCCTAGAAGCGCTGGGGGCTGACGCCACACCAGAAGTCCCTGCTTACGACCAGTTATGTCCAGAAGCGCAAGCTGCCTACGACAATATCGAAGTTTTCGCTAAAAGATACTTCGGTATCATCCTCCAGCCTTGGCAAATCGAGGCAACTGAACGAATTATGGGGCTGATGGACACCGAATACGAGGAATATGCGGTAATTAACGCTCCTCCCGGTACTGGTAAGTCCACATTCTTCGCAAAAGTTCTTCCAGCATGGGCAACAATTCGCAACAGAGCGATACGTGGGATGATAGGCTCATCAACGCAGCGATTGGCCGAATGGTATTGCCGTAGGTTGCGTGCCGAACTTGATCGAGCGCACCCAGTCAAAGCTGAGTTAAACGATGTCCGTCTTAACTTAGCGGTTGACGCCGAGGCCACGCTGCAAGAAGACTTCGGCATGTTTAAGCCAGACTCGTCAGAGATCTGGCGGGCTGAAGCCTTCACTGTCCTACAACAAGACGACACTCCTCTTTCCCAGAAAGAACCAACGTGGTCTGCGTTCGGTATGGACTCTGGTTTCCTTGGTGGCCGTTTCGATCTGGTTATATGGGACGACGTTTACGACCCTCGTAAGATGCGGTCGGCAGAAGCCCGTGAAGATATGCGTCGCTGGTGGGATGAAGTAGCCGAAACCCGTCTTGAACCGGGTGGATTGCTTGTTTTGCAGGGACAGAGAATGTCGGCGGATGATATATACCGTTATGCACTAGATAAAGTTGCCCCGCCTGAAGATTACGAACTCGATGAGTTCGATCCAGAAGATGCCCCCGATGAATGGCGCAAATACCATCATTTGAAGTATCAAGCCCACTATGACCACCTATGTGACGGAGATCTGGAACAACACAAACCAAGTGGCAAAGCATGGCCAGAAGGCTGCCTTTTGTACCCCAGAAGGCTACCGTGGCGACGATTACGCCATATCAAGTCCCAAACACCAGACAGATTCGAAGTTTTATACCAACAATCAGACGTAAACCCCTCCAATGTGTTGGTAGATCCCCTTTGGGTAAGCGGAGGAGACGGCAAAGATGGTGTTCACCACCCCGGATGTTGGGATAACGACCGAGGATTATGGGAATTACCACAAAATGTGAGTGGCGAAATGTTCGTAGTAGCCACCGCAGACCCTTCTCCGTCCAACTTTTGGGCAATTCAATGCTGGGCGTATAATAAAGAAACAGAATTTCGTTACCTCTTAGAGTCATATAGGCGTAAGATGGATGCACCAGACTTTTTAGACTGGAACCATGAACGTCAAACATTCACCGGCGTAGCCGAGGATTGGTGGCAGATAAGCAATGACCTCGGTCATCCCATAACCCATTGGGTTATAGAAGCTAACGCTGCACAGAAGTTCATACTCCAATACGACCATTTCCGCCGATGGGCGGCATTACGAAATGTCCAACTTATCCCGCATTACACGCATTCTAAAAACAAAGGCGACCCCAAATACGGGGTGCAGATGCTCGCTCCGTTATGGCGTGTTGGCAGAGTGCGTTTGCCGGGGCTACAAAACACGGAAGCACGCCCGCATTCGCTACTTTTGGTCAACGAAGTAACCCGTTGGAACCCTGAAGGTACGGGTGCCCGAACAGACGACTGTGTTATGGCACAATGGTTCCTAGAGCATAACTTAGAAAAGCTCTACCTTCCGACTATAGTCAATAATCGACAATGGCGTCCGTCGTGGATGTCGGAGTCATCTACAGCATGAGGTCAGTGTGAAAACCGTCGAAGAGATTATTAGTATCTATACCACACGCTCACGAATAAACGATCATGCAAAACAAAGAATGCGTAATCTCCGTGATTATTATAACGGGGATGTCGTAGTTCCGCTACCTGAACTGGATACAGATGAAAAATCTGCGGTAGCTAACTTGTTAGCACAAGGACTTGACCAAACAGCGATGCGTATTGCATCCACAAGTCCAGACATTTATTGTCCACCAGTAGACGGTGCAAAGAAACGGGCACGAGACAATGCGTCCAAACGACGCAAAGCACTATTTGGTTGGTGGGAAAACAGCCGAATGGACTTGCAACTCAGCAAACGTGCCCGCCATCTCATCGGGTACTCAACGACAGTCACCCAAATACGGTTTAATTCGAAAACAGGATGCCCTGAATGGCATTTACGTGATCCTTTAACTGCTTACCCAGCCAAAATGCTTGGCGTAGACGACATGCGACCCCGAGATGTGATCTTCGGATACGAAAGATCAATCGGATGGATACGAGATCGCTACCCAGAAGCAGCAGCGAAGTTCGGAAACGACAACAACGTCAACGAAGACCACCCAATCGAGATGATTGAGTACGTTGACGAGAACGAACAAGTCTTAATTGGCACACGGTCACCTATACAGACCGTAACTTTTGGACAATCAACCGAATCCAGTCCTTTTATGGCATTGGAACTCGAAAGAACACCTAACCCGTTAAAGCAAACACCTGTTGTGTTCGCTCAACGCATAAGTCTTGACGATGCACAAGGCCAATTCGATGGAATACTTGGGATGTACCAGTTACAAGCCCGACTTATGGCTTTGGAAGTCATCGCAGTCCAAAAAGGTGTGTTCCCTGACACATGGCTAGTGGGTAGAGCAGGCGAAACACCCCAAATCGTCAACCCAGCCGACGGTTTAACCGGAGAAGTTGGGCTTGTGCGAGGCGGCGATCTCCGTGACATGCAAATGCAGCCCGGATACATGACTAACCCGGCGATTGACCGGTTAGAACGTGCACAAAGGCTAACTGCTGGTATCCCACAGGAATTTGGCGGCGAATCTACCTCCAATATCCGTACGGGACGCCGAGGCGACGCTGTTCTGTCAGCAACTGTGGACTTCACGGTGCAAGAAGCACAGAAAATCATGGCTCGATCTCTTCAAGAAGAGAATCGTTTGGCTGTAGATGTCGCAAAAGCCTATGCGGGACGACGACCCAAGAGTTTCTATGTAGGTGCCAAAAATGTTAAAAGCCAAGTTGATTACGTCCCGAACGAGAACTTCGACTCCACTGAGAATGTTGTCTCATACAGTCAGGCAGGAGCCGACATCAACAACCTTGTTATTGGCGGAGGCCAACGTGTTGGCATGGGCACTATGTCAAAGAAGTCGTTCATGGCCATCGATCCGTTAGTAGATGACCCAGAATTTGAGCATGACACAGTGATTGCTGAACAGCTTGAAGCTGCTTTGCTGTCCGCTGTCCAGAATCAAGCGGCTGAAGGGATACTTCCGCCGGGAGATTTGGCCAGAATCATGGATCTTGTTGCTCACGATAAGAAAGAACTGGCTGAAGCGGTAGAACAAGTCCAGAGAGAAGCACAAGAACGGCAAGCTGAACAAGTTCCAGCTATGTCGCCAGAAGCACAACCGGGACTCGCATTACCGGGAATGGGGGCAGAGTCGATGCCGGTTGAAGAACCACAACAAGATGCAGCAGGATTAGAACAACTATTAGGAGCGTTGTAATGCCAAGAAGAGGGATGGGTCAGAAGATCCAAACCGCTAAAGGTCAGGAATATGGTGCTGCTAAAGAACAAGAAGAGATGCAGCAACAAGCTCCTCTCCCAGAAATGCCTGCCCCTGCTCGTGCAAGACCCGGTGAAGCCGGACCTTTAACAAGGCCAACCGAACGTCCCGGTGAAGCTGTCACAGCATCAGCCCCGCCGATGAACGAGCAAGCTCCTGATCCTCAGAGAAGCGAAAAGCTTGCACGGATCTTACCTACGTTATTGCCACTAGCAAATTCCCCTTATGTGGGGGAAGACACTAAACAGATTATTAACAAAATGATTTCTATGGTTCCACTCCCACAACGAGATAATTTATGACATGGTTTGGTTACTAGGAACCCTCGCTGGCATGGGCAAAGGTGCTGCCAATGCCACAAAAAAATCTCTTGAATTTGCTGTAGATATTGGTGAAGAAATCATTGGCATCGATGATGAATACGATGGCGTCTGGGGAACTGTTTGGGGATCTTGGGAAGATAATGTTCTAGGAGCCGCCGGAGAAGAAGGCGTTGTCCAGCATCTCTTCGGAGAAGAAGGTGTCGGGGGACGTTTCTTTGGCGCTATACCCGAAGCAGTAAGATCCCCAGCTAGAAATGTCATAACCCCAACTTTTGAAGCAATGGATTGGGCTTACGACAATTTAGTTGACCGTAACCTTGGGACATTGATAACCATAGGGCAACAAAGTGTTGCTAACACACTTGATGTTTTAGCTGGCAAAGCTGATACAAGTGAAATCTTTACACTTTTCAATCCTGATGAGTGGCGACAGGCTTATCACATAACTGAATCCAGAAGCGCTGGCCAAGCTCTTGCTATGGCAAGCCAGTGGATAGATCTTGATGATGCAGCGGAAGTAGAACGGTTTAAGGGCACTGCTTATTACAAAATGGTGTCCGGTGCCGCTGACGCTTTTGGCAACATTGTCCTTGACCCGGCGAATGTCCTATTTGGAGCAGGCAAAGTTGGGAAGCTTTCCCAAATGGCTCGCAATACTGCGAAGAAAAAGATTGGAATTGGCTATCAAAATGTTGACGCAGCTATAAATAATTCTAAGTCTTTCCAAAAGTTTGAGAATGCAATAGAAGCATTGCGTTATACAGAAGATCTGAAATGGTCAGAAAACTATAAAAAAGGTTCTGGGTTTACTGATTCAGATTTAGACAATATCGATATTTTGACAAGTCGCATAATGAAAGATGCCCAATCAGGGAAGTTGGGTTCAGGTCAAAAGAACATGGGGGTAGATCAAGCTAGAGCTTTAGCTTCATTACCGAACAAGGCTGCTAGAGATGCCTATTTCAAATTAGCTGTCACCGGAGGAGATATGTCGGTGATGGAAGAGATGAGCCAAGCTGCACGTAAACATCATTTAGCTCATCAAGAAGGTGGTCTGCATCATCAACTAAGCGAAGTTAATCAACGGTTAGAAGCAGGCGAATTTGGCGCTGATGCGACTAGCAGAAAATTCTTAGAGCATGAGCAAAAGCGGTTAGAGAAAAAGTTAATGGAAGAAAATCCAGAGCTTCCTTTTGGTGCTGCTCTGTCGATGAAAGAAGAACGGTTACATGCGTTGGCTAGCCGTGCAGATCTTGACCGAGGCTATGTAACTCCTGATGAATTAAATTCAAGGTACGACGCCCTCAACGATGACCCACATCTTGTTAATGCGGCTACCGATCAGATCCTTATCCATAACCACGTTGACACAATGGATTCACTTCCCAAAATTGGGGCTTTCAACGAAGCTGGTATTGCTGTAAAGACTTTTGTAGAGAAAGCTCCGTTGCTTGGCGCAGTTGCATCAACAAGAGTTGTTCGTGCGATTGTCGAAAAAGTCCCACAAGGCATGATCCTATGGGACGATGTTGACCAAAGTTTTTCTACATTCCAAAGAATGCTTAGGGACGCAGAAAAAATAGGGATCGATAAGATCGATGATCTTTTCGTCGATCAAAAACTTGGTGCGTGGACAAACACAAACGACACCAACGCCCTTAAAGAGTTATTCGAAAGTACTGTCAACGAAATCAATGGGCGCATGGTTGACCATTTTGGCCAACGCATGGAAGGTGTAAATAAAAAGCAATTAACTCAAATTCTTCAAAGACAATGGAAAGAAGGCGATAGCGCATTAAAAGCTAAAGCCAAAAATGCTCGGGTCTATGGGCAAAAAGGTATTCGCATAACAGATGCAGTAGAAGGTGGCGAAACGGTAGCAAGATATATGCCTGTCACCACGGCACAATTAGAAGCGGCTGCGCTTGTCCCAAGATATGACCTTTACCGGCAAGCTTTCACCGATAAATCTATGTTCGCCAAAAATATGGGGCAAGCGAAAAGCGTGACTGTGGGTGCAGTTAACGCATTCACTTCTGTATGGAAAAAGTCAGTGTTGCTTCGACCAGCATGGCCGATGCGGGTGCTGATCGATGAATATGCTCGTACTGCTGCTCACTTAGGAACGTTAGATACTCTCAAATCAGTAATGGGCGGTATGGGGGATCTGAGAGCTAATTGGTTCCGCAAAAATGGTGAAGATCTTGGACCGTTAATCCAGAAGGGAATGCTTGACGAACTGGGTTATAGCACCCAAGACGCTGCCCGTGAGAAACGTATCTGGGGTATGGGTAAAGGCGTAGAAGAGTTAGAGCAATTCCTTAAAGGTGGCGCTAGCGACAATTTGCATCCAAATACTTTGAAAAGAATCAAAGAAGCTAACGGCGACCCAGCGCTCATAAGAAATGAGATAGATACATTAAAGATGAGGCGTGCCAAGTTACTAGACGAAAATCAGCCTATTAACTATTACGAATTAGTAGAAGAGTACGTTGAAAAGTTCGGTGATGACGCTGCACAATCATTAGTCCAGAAAACTATTTACGATGAGTATGGGAAAAAGAAAATTAGGCGGCGTACTCTTGGCGCAGCAGCAGCAGCAGGAGTAGTTGCTGGACCAGCAGGGTTAGCTATTGGTGCTCTTTACGGTGTGATGGCTCGTGGATCATTAAAACGATTAGCGAAAATGGAAACAGGTTCAGCCATTGGTTTACAACTCCGATCTGTGGCACGCACACAATTACGTGATGAAGTATCTGCTATCCGCAGAAGTGTAGAAAATGTCACTGACCCAGATGAGTTGGCTGCTGCTGCAAAAGAGATAGAAGACATAACCCGAGCAGCAGATATGCTCGAAGCACAAGCCAAAAATCTGAACGACCAGCAGCTTCTCCAATACGATGCTTTGACTGAACGCAACGCAGAGTTGTACGACAACTTTGATCGTGCTGGGCGTTTATTGCATGATGCTGGACTAGGGAATGCACATATTGGGGGAATCGGATATGCGAACCATTTCGGAAATGATGCACAAGAAATAGCTATCTATAGGTCTGCTATCTCAGCCGATAATTCAAACCGAGCTTTATGGGATTCCGCTTCTGATGCAAAACGGCGGGCAACACAACTTCGAGAACCGATCCAGTATCGCTATGACGACAATCCAGAAAAGTTTACTGGCGCTTACAACGATACGGTCAACAGACAATACGTTCCGTCTACAGATCCGACTGTCAACAATGCCTACCAAGATTTTCAACGACTCATGTGGGAAGACACCCCGCATGACGAAATCGTTAGATGGCTAAAGTCAGAAGAAGGTGCTGTTCTCCAAGACGCAATGCCTCACTATTTCGGTGACGTCGATAAGTTAGACCCTGATGATTTATTAATAGGCTTCCGTCGGGAAGTGAATGCATTAGTGCCTAATCATCCAGATTTTGCTGGTGTCCGTAAACAGATCATTGAAGGACGAGAAGTCAACTGGAATCGAGATATACAGCCAATCATTGATCGTAAATATGGCGGAGACATAGAAAAAGTTCGTAACCAAACTGGGGAATTTGATTTTGGCAATGTCATAGGTGATTCGTCGTTCAAAGATGCGGCAGATAGTCACCGGCTTTTGGTAAGAGTCCAAGAAAAACTAGATAACATTTTCCAGAACATCGGTACTATGCCAACAGATGTTCTGACTAGAAGCCTTGTCTTTAGAAACGGCTACACACGAGAAATGACACGGCGACTTGCACGTTACGAAGATTCGGGAAAGTTCCGACTCACTCAATCACAGATTAAACAAATGGAACGTCAGTCACGTACTGTCGCTATAAAAGAAACTCGAAATCTTCTTTATGATTTAGCTGAACGGTCTAAGTTTGAAGAGATTGTTGCCAATGTCATGCCTTTCTATGGAGCGTGGCAAGAAGTAATCACAAGATGGACTGGTTTGGCTGCACGCAATCCGGCATTTGTCGCTGCGGGAGCACGTAACTTCCGTAAAGGTATACAGACAATGGATGGGACTGACGAAAATGGTGTGCCTGTCTTTGTGCTTTCTCTTCCTGAAGGCTTAATGAATATGGAGATTCCGGGGTTAGGCATTAAAGCTTTTGGCCGGATGTCTGCTCTGGGCGAAAACGCCATTGATTTCAATTTTGGTTCAGCTTCGATGATTAGTGCAGGTTTGCCCGGATTCGGTCCACTTGTCAGTATCGCTACTAGTGAAACAGTCTTGAAAGTCCCTGAACTAGCTGAGTCGCTCGATTTGCTACTTCCATATGGGCCAACTGAAGGACAATCTTTCCTCGAACGAGTAATAAAAAATGTTCAGCCTACATGGACAAAAACAGCGGCAAGCGCCCAGTTCAATACGGCTCAACGACAAAGAGTAAAGGCACGGATTACCGCAGATCTAGCAGCCGAGTATGCAGAGAACGGGGAAGTCATAGACAATGAAGCCGAATGGGCTGAGTTCGAAGCAGAAATAGATCGTCGTGCAACAAACATTTTGACAGTTCGAATGTTAGGGAACCTTGGGCTACCAATCAATTTCGTTGCACAATCACCTCATTACGCAATCATTCATGGCTATAAAGAAGTAACTAAAAATAAAGGTCTTGAAGCAGCCGACGAATGGCTTCTGTCTAAGCATCCAGAAATGTTTGCTGTCTTGGGACGCCAAACCAGAGTCAGAACAGTTGCGTCAGCAACATTAGAAGGCGAAAAACTTTACCAACAAACAAAAGAATTTGCGGATAACAATTCAGAGATCGGTGATTTCATTGTTGGCAAAGTTGGTTCTCTTGATTCTGGGTTTGAATACAATCGTGCCGTTCAGATAAAAGAAATCAATGAAGGTCGTCGTGTACGTCTTGACCCGAGAGAAATTTACACTCGTGCCGCAGAACAAAAAGGATGGGCTGAGTTCAGAGATCAGATGGCGGTTATAGATAACGAATTAGTTCGGCGTGGGTCTAATGGTTTGAGTGTTCATATGAACGCTAAAACAAATAAAGATCTGCGTGAGATGAAACAAAAAATTGTTACAGAAATAGCGACTATCAACCCTCAATGGAAACATGAGCTTGATGAATTTGAAAGTGCAGAAGAACGAGCAGTAGCAATTCATTCTTTTAGAAAAGTCGCTGATTCTCCGTTGTTCGAAGATCGTGTAGAAATCGACAAGATCCGAGACTATATAGATATGCGAGACAAAATCGCTGTCGAACTTGAAAGGCGACAATCCAGCACGGGGGATATGGATAGGGGCTTGTTGAGCCATAATGACAACGAAGACTTAGATGAGTTATGGACTAGATTTAGATTACAGATAGCTACTGAATCAGATTTTGCTCCTATTTTCCATCGTTACTTTAATAAAGACACTTCTATCAGCAAACTTTCATGGCCATCTAGCTACATGGTTACAAGAGAAGAACAAGAAATTGGAAAGTTGACAGCATAATGGTTAGCACAGGTCCATCTCCAGAATTAGTCGGGGACGCCGAAAAGCTTGGTGTCCAAATTGGTGACCCCGTTGTCGGAGGTACTAGTTCCGGCAACATTATTGGGTTCCGTCCCGGTAAACGCTATGGTCGTCGTTCATCGACAATGAGTCCACAGGAGAGGGCCAATATTATTCAGGGCGATGAGTTCGATACGATCCGTGATCCTGCTGACCCGCAAGAACTGTTTGTACAAATTACCGATACGCCTGTTCCGGGTCGTGAAGGTGAAGTTGAGATTGATGTAAGTCAGGCTGTTACTGGCGAAGCGGCTTTTGAAGAGATGATGGATGCTTTCGCTAATGATGAGGAGAAGTGGGATCAAATAGCTGAAGGTCTTTTAATGAACGGCTATACCACCTTTGAGGAAGATCCAGAAGATATATATGACTATGACACTGTTGTTAATGGGATGTTGGCAGCAGTCACAAGAGCATCTCAATTTGCTGCTGCTGGTGGTGGTGGTCTTGGCATGATGCCAACTGTTGATGCTTTGTTGAAAGCTACTGACCCGGCTGCTTTGCAAGCAGAAATTGATCGGGTTACGGCTACTAAAAGACCTGCTCAATATACACGAGCGACTATCACGGAATATGCGGGTAAAGCTTTCCGTGAAAAACTTCAGCGTGGTCCGACTGATGATGAACTGAAAACCGTTATTGGTTTAGTTCATAGTTTGCAGGGTCAAGAAAACGTGAAGTTTGATTTGACTTCGGAGATAGGTGCAATGGCTACAGATATGGACCCGAATCGTGCCGCTGGGATTAAGGCTTATAACGCTGTCGGTACTGTTAAGAACGCTTTGGGGTTGAAGTAATGAGCGAAAAAACTGCGAAAGAAAGAAAAGAAGCTAGGCAAGAACGAGCCAGAGAACAAACAAAAGAAGTTGTTGGCAAAGCAGGAGACTTTTTAACTCAGATTTATGATGACGTTAAAATCGGCGGCAACGTAGATCAAGCGTATCTGGATGCTTTTGATTGGCTTATGGCTAATCAAGATATGAACCTTAAAGAGTTCAGCGATGACATTGATTCTTTTTTAATAGATAATATCGATAAACCAATCGGAGAATTTTTTGAATCAACAGGTAAAAAGATTGTTGAGCAATTCAGAAAAGATGAAGACGGGCGTTTCGGGTGGGAAAAGTCTTTAGTAAAAGCGTTTAAAGATTTTGGAGCTAGTTTTCTCCAGCGTGTTAAAGATAAAAATCTCGGTCCTGACTTAGCTGCGGGTGCTGCTGAATTTGAAAATGAATTAGACACCAGAATTAACAATTTGCAGGCGTTGATTAATTCAGCTACTCCTGACGAAGTATCAGAATTGCCTGCATGGCAATTAGAGTTAGATACTTTACGGGGTCGTTTAGCAACAATGCCTGACTCTGGCGACGTTGAAGAATTAGCTACTTGGATGGCTGGTACGGATGCGATGCCTGATGGGTTGCGTGTTACAGACACGTTTAGTGTCCGGGGTGAAGAAAAAGAAATCCTTGAAAAAGCTATTGAAAATACTGAAGCTGAAGGGCCACGTTTAGGTGATGTAAACCCTGAACGGTTAGCTGCAAATCTCAAAAAAGAAGGAGAGGCTGCGGCTAAAAAACGTCAAGGTTCTGGAAGAACTGTTAACCCGGCAGATGCAGCGATTCTAGGAACAGCCCCAGAAAGTGATCTTGGAAGTAAAGAACGAGAACTTCTTGACTCTTATGGAACCAGCAGAGAAGAAAAAAGACAACAAGAAATAGATCGAGCATCGTTAGCTGATCGGATGAGGCGAGAGCGTGATCCGAGTTATCAAGCAGATCCGAACTATGAAGGTGAGTTGCCGTTTGCCGGTACTGATATTGAAGGTAATCCAGATACATCTGGGGATGGTGATACTGGCGACAATAGCCAAACTGATGGAACTACGAGGGGAAGCGAACTTACTCCCGCAGCGATGGAATATATTAATGAGAATTTTGGGTCAGTAGAGTTTTTCCAAAAGTTTCATGGCGACAAAATGTGGATCGACACTGATGGTGATGGCACATTAGATACAAACGTGATTCAGAAAATCATTACAGATGAAGAGGAAAATCCTGATGTTATTTGGGGTCTGTTCCAAAAAACTCAATGGTTTCAAGAGAACGGTCCTACAGCACGCCAATTCCAAATGGACTGGGCGAAAGCCGCAGGTTCATTAGCTACTGATTGGTCGCCATCTTTTAATCCGAATGCGGGTATCGGCCAAGAGTGGAACATGAATGCAGGGATGTCCGAACTGTTGGACGATACTTACGACAGTCTGATTCTCGAAGCAGAACGTATCGGTATTAACACTGATGAAGTCGGAACTAAAAATTCGATCATGCAGATGGCCTATAACGCCAAACAGTTAAACATGAGCGACTATGAATTGAAGAACGAATTTATAACAAATGTGAATCTTGCTTTCGATCCGAATGCTGTTAAAAACTCGGGGACTTTTGGTGCTATCAGAAACAAATTGAAGTCAAATGCAGCGACTTACATGATTAAGTTGGATGATGCATCGTTAGATCAGTTTGCACAAGATATTTATTTAGGTAAAGGTACTTACGACGGGCTAAACGCTAACTTTGCTCAACAAGCTCGTGAAGAGAACCCTGCTATAGCTTCTTTGATAGATCAAGGGTATACGCCTAGCGCTTATTTCTCTTCTTACGGTAATGTTGCTTCTAATTTGCTTGGCAGACCTATTGATTTTATGGGTGGTGACAGCAAAATGTTTAGTGCTTTAACTAATACGATGATTGGTGAAAATAATCTTGGTCGTCCGATGACTCGTGGCGAGTTTGAGCGTTATGTGCGTGCTACTCCTGAGTGGGATACCAGTGAGAATGCTCGTGATGAGGCTTATGGTACTGTTGGTACATTGTTAAGTAGTTTTGGGATTAAAGTCTGATGGAATTTGAAACTTGGATGACGCAGAGCCGGACTTCCCGTTCAGACTCTAAATATAAAACAACTAAAAGCCGTTGGACTGACCCTGAAGCGGATATTGCAGGAAATGAAGCGCTTATACAGGCTGGAATAGTTAAAGAAAAAGCGTTAGCTGCGGCTAAAGCTGAAGCGCAAAGACAAAAAGAGGCTGCTCTTCTCAGTCAGGTAGAAAGCGGGTTAGTCACTCTTGACACAGATGATGATGGTAGTTCTACAGACCGTGTAAAACCACCAATGCCCACAACGGGTGGTCCGTGGGTTTGGAATGAAGAGTTATTCCAATGGGTAGAACAAACTAAAACTCCGACGCCTACTAATACAAGTACTCAGACGTTAGAAGATTTCGCTGCGTTCGAGAAACGCTTTGAAGGGTTAGCTGGGTTAGATGAGTTAAAGGCAGCTATTGAAGGAGGCACCTACACTGGTATGGCTCTTGAAGATATTACGTCGTCATTTTTTAATGACATGGTGGCGGATGCTTCTGGTGTTTTGCCCGGTGGTTGGAGTGCTGAAGCTGGGTTTTATAGTTCGGCAAGTGGTGATTACGCCGAAACTTATTTGACTGAACCTTCGTTTAACGAACAACAGATTTATAACGGGTTAAAACCATTTAAGGAAATCACTACTGCTACTGGTGAGACACGATGGGTACGAAATCCCGACTATGCGGCTAAAGACGCTGGTGGTCCCGGTTCGCGAGACTCTATAGATAAAACAAATCAACTTACTAATGCTGAACGAAACGCCCAACTTGCGGCTTCCGGTGTAGAAAGCGCAACAGCAATTTTGCAACGCCTCGCAGGAGCATTCGGATTACCAACAACTGTTGTCGCTAAGTTAAAACAATTCATGGTTGACGGCTTATCCGAAGAAGCTATCGCCCTTGAAATACGACAAACAGACGAATACAAAACACGGTTCCCCGGTATGGAACTACGCCGAGACAACGGATTTGGAGCTATCACAGAAGCCGAATACATGGCAAATGAAGACGAATACGCCATGTTGCTTCGTACTCACGGTCTACCAGAACGCTTTTACGACGACAGAATGGACTTCGCTAACCTTATAGCAGCAGATGTTTCCCCAAATGAGTTCGGAGAACGGGTAACTCTTGCCGAATTAGCAACTAAAGGCGCTGACCCAAATACTAAAGAAGAACTTAAACGACTCTTCGACGTAGACGAAACAGATCTTGTCGCCTACTACTTGGATCCTGAAGGAGCGACAAACCTTATCGAAGAACGACGAGCCTTCGAAGCATCAGGTCTTTCAGCAACAGCAGCCCGTGTAATCGGAACACCTACAGGATTCGATAAAGATACTGCTCTTGCATTGCAGCGTGAAGGTATCCAACGTCGAGAAATCCAGCAAAGACTTAGCCCATCTAGCGGTTTAGCTAATGCGATTTTGGGTGAAGAAGACGGAATTAGTGCTGACGATTTAGCTACTGGCGAGTTTGGATTAGATCCTGTAGCTGCGAACAAGGTGCGTAGACGACGTGAAGAACGTGCATCTGGGTTTTCTGGATCGGCTGGAATGCTGGTATCAGGGTCAGGTGTCTCTGGTCTAGGTGTCAGTACTTGACATAGAGTGTAAATCTTATTTATAATTTGATTTATCGGTTGGCCCCTTCGGGGCGAGCTAGTCGAGATAACATTTTTCCATCTGAAGTTCCACCGCTGAGGATGCGTACGAGTAGGTGAGTGACATATGACAGATAATGACTCCACTGACTACAGTGACAGTGGTTCTGCCAGTTCATCCGAATCGAAACCCAACTGGCGTCGTGAGTTGGAATCTCGCTTGAAGGAAGCTGAAGCTCGTGCTTCAGATGCCGAAGGCAAGATCTCTAGTTACGAACGTCGGGATACGTTCCGTTCAGCAGGGCTTGACCCTGATGATGCTCGTGTCAGGTATTTTGTTAAGGGCTACGATGGCGAGCTTTCCCCTGAAGCTATTCGCGAAGAAGCGATGGCAGCAGGATTTATTGGTGAAAATGCTCCCGCTATCCAACAGCTTGATGCAATGCCTGAAGTTTTAAGAGCAGAAGAGCGCATCCAGTCTGCTGGGGAAGGTGGAGATCCGGTGTCACAAGCTGATCTTGACGCTCAGATCAAAGCAACGAAGAATCCAGACGAACTACGTGCTTTGATGGAAAGTCATGGTGTCTTGTGGGGGGCAACAGCCTAAGTCGCTAAAGCCGATGGAGTCCTAAACCTAAGGACTACCAGTGGCATATACAACCACCGCTACACTCGACGATCAGGTAAAAACGGCGTTCGATCAGACCGCTTATTTTGCTTTACGTTCACAACCATTATTTGAAATGGTTGCGGATGTACGTTCAACAAACCAGAGCCATAACGGTTCTGGCGTACAATTCACGTTCTACGCCGACATGGATCAGGCAACAGCAGCGCTTACAGAAGCGACTGATGTTACTGCCGTGGCGTTGACTGACAGCGCAGTAACTGTAACTCTTGCTGAGTACGGTAACGCTGTTATCACCACCGCTAAGGTGCGTGGAACCTCATTCCTCAATGTTGACGCTGATGCAGCCAACATTGTTGGTTACAACATGGCTGACTCGATGGATAAAATCGTTTCAGATGTTGCCAATGCTGGCTCAAACGTGACTCACGTTGGCCAGTCCAGCCGTGGTGCTATCACCGCAGGTGACGTTTACACCGCTGCCGAAGGCCGTAAAGCCGTCGCCCAGCTTCGTACTCGTAACGCTCCGGGCTGGAGCAATGGTAACTATATGGCAGTTATCCACCCTGATGTTTCCTACGATCTTCGTGGAGACACAGCGGTAACTGACGTTATCCAGTACCAACTGTACCAAGAAGGCGCACCTATTAAGGCTGGCTCAATCGGTACATTCAATGGCATCGAATACATTGAAAACCCCCGTGCCGGTCTAATTGCCGACGGTGGCGCAAGCAATGTCGATGTTTACCAAACCCTTATCTGTGGTCGTCAGGGACTTGCGAAAGCATTCTCTCGTGCACCGGGATTCGGGCCTGAGCCAAGCATCGTTGTCGGTCCTGTGACTGACACATTGCGTCGGTTCAACCCAATCGGTTGGTACCACCTCGTTGGTTATGGCCGCTTCCGTGAAGCGTGTCTGCAACGTGTGGAATCATCCTCCAGCATTGGCGCTAACTAATAGTTAGCCCCTAGAGATCGCAGAGGGGTCGGGTTTTCCCCCTTTCCCCGGCTCCTCTGCTTTCCTCTGCTATTATTTTTGTATCATGCCTGTCGTTAATGGAAAGAAGTATCCTTATACCGCGAAGGGTAAGAAGGCTGCTTCTGCTGCAAGAAAGAAAAAGAAGAATGCAAAAACCAAACGGTGATGTAACGATCAGGCCGAAGCCGATCCAAGGAACGAGTAACACAAATGGCTAGTGGTCTTTACGTTGAGACTTTCGAAGCGGCATTGAAGAATGACCTCGCACTTGATATGGACAATGACACGTTCAAGTGCATGTTGGTGACAGCTTCATATACCCCGAACTTTGAAACTCACACAAACAAATCAGATGTAACAAATGAATTGCCGGGTACTGGTAACTACACCCCCGGTGGTGAAACTCTTACGAATGTTGCGATGAGTAGCAGTTCTGATGGAACAGGCACAATTAAATGGGATGCAGACGACGTATCGTGGGCAAACTCTACGTTATCGGCGGTGCGGGCTGGTGTTATTTATGATGACACTGTAACTAATGACCGTTTGATTGCTTATATCGATTTTGGGGGAGATTTCAGTACAACGTCAGGTACATTCCAGATTCAATGGAATGCGTCTGGCATCTTCACCCTTGATTTGAAGCCATAGGAGTTGTAAATGCCTTCATCGAATTATCCTACTTCTCTGGATACAACCTCAACGCAGGTAACTCCAGCGTCTACTACTGACTTGGATGCGTCAGGTTACGAGCACGATCAGGTTCATGCTGCTGCTTCTACTGCTTTAATTGCTTTAGAAACTAAGATTGGTATTACAGCTTCGCCTGCTGCTAGTGCTTCTGCCAACTCGATTCTTATGAATGGTGGTAGCCCCGGTACTACGTCGTGGTCGAATACATTGACTGGGACAACGATTGCGGGCACCACTCTTACGGGTGCAGTTGTTGGTGGAGATCAGATCATGTCAGCGGTTACGCATAAGGATTATGCGGAAACGTGCGCTGAGAATGCTGCTGTTACAGGCACAGTTAGTATCGATTTGAATAACGGAAATGTTCATTCAGTTACATTGACTGGTGCTGCGACCTTAACCTTTGATAACCCGGTAGCGACCGGTGATTCAAGCTCGTTTACTTTGATAGTTAAACAAGACGGTACTGGTTCACGTTTGGTTACGTGGCCGGGTTCAGTGGCTTGGGCTGCTGCGACTGCTCCGACTTTGACAACTACGGCAGAC